CCCTCTTTTGTACTTAGGTCGTCCGATATTTCATCAAGGCGTTTTTGCATATTTGCTGCGATTGATTCTGATTTTTTACGAAGTGCGCCGCCACCCATTACACTAGATGAAACAGTTTCTGCTTGTTGTAATGCTGGACTTCCGCTTGCCATCCCAACTGTTGGAGTTTCGCCTATTGCGGCAAAGTCATCGATAACTTTTGCGGCCTGTCCTGTTTTTGAATTCCCAAAAATACCTTGCAGTGCAGATTTTGCCATCTGTGGAGCCAAAGCCGCGGCGGCCGGAGCGGCAACAGCGCCAATAATTGCGCCAGTATCACCGCCAACCTCTTGACCAATAGCTCCGCCAGCACCAGAGATAGCAGCAAACCCAGCATCTTGCGCAGCGGTAGACGATCCCATCTGGCGCAATGCACCAGCGCCGATTGATTCTGATGCCTGACCCATAGCGGGAAGCGATTGCGCGCCAGCCCGAAGCGCTCCGCCAACAGCCAATGCAGCGGGAACAGCTTCGCCAGCGGCACGCACAACATCACGGCCCAGCCCTTGATCCATGAAGTTACCTTGAGTAGCTGGAGCAAGTGCAGAAACAAGGCTGGGAACTCGCGCATCAGAACCAGCAATCTCAAGCGCGGCATTAACTGGAGTGGCGGCAAAATCAACTATCCCAGCGGCGCCACGGTTTACTGCGGCCATACCTTCAAGCGCAACATCACCGGCCTGCTCAAGGAGGCCTTTTTCTTGCTGTCCGGCTGCATCTGTCGGTTTTGCACTGCCAATATCAAAACCTTTCTTCTGCGCTGGCTTTGCTGTTCCGATATCAAATGCCATTACAGTTCCTCGAATGAGCCATCAGGATAAACCATGGCGCGATTACCATTGGCGTCAACCATTTCAACGCCGCCAGTTTTCCTCTGAGCCTTTTTTTCGACCCCACCAGATCCGCCTTGCTTCGCTTTCTTTTGCTCATTTCTAAGGTCGGCTAGAGAGTTCCCGGGAACGCTTAAATATTGCACCGCCCCATCCAATATGTCGGCCATTTTTTGCTGGGCATTTGCTCTTTGCTCGAACCATTTTGCCAGCTCTTCAGGTTGTAGATTTGATGGCATGCCAGTATCAAGCGCCATAGCAAGTTCCGCTTCGGATAGCGCTCCGAATGTGGTACCACTAACAACATCAAGGCCAAGCCTATTCCTCAAGTTATCCAGTTTTTGAGATGCAGCCCGGAGGCTTGGCAGTCTCTTCTCGACGAAGCCAGTGCTGGCACCCTCTTCGCGAAGAAGCCGAACCCCTTCTTTGTAGTTGTTTATGTTGGCGTTGATATTCTGAATTTGATCAAAATATTCTTTGCTTGTTTTAGTGGCGTTTTTAGCGTCTTCAGTTGATCTTGTTGTGGCATCAGTTATTACCGCTTCGGATCCAGCAACAGCATCAGTAAGCCCCGGTGTGGTTGCCGTAGTAATAGTTCCAGACCCAACCGCGCGCGGATCAAGTCCAAGCGCTATGCGGCGAGCTTTTTCGGCGTCATCCTTGCTTAGCCCGCTGGTCATGCCCTCAAACTCGACAAGTCCGGCAGGCTTGTTCTGATTTGCGCCAAGCAAAGACCGGCGAACAGTGAACAACCCAGTCATGGTGCGCATAGGATCTTCACGCATACCGGCAATGAACTTGTCCATCTGTGGAGAATCGCGGCCAGCTTCTTTGCGCTGCTCGCTAACTTCCATTGCGTATTCCATAGCTTCACGCGGGTCATTCTGTGCCAGCGTATAGAGCATTTCTGTATCGTCAGCGAACTCTTGCATCCGGTCGCCAGCGTTAAGTGGGATACCTGTAGCTTTAGCGAATGCAGAGAAACCTTTTGGATTTGTTAGCGCCATCTCATGTATGGCTGATCCTTCTTTGATATTTGGCAAAGCCTCAGCTATCAATTGACCCATACGGATTTCTTTACGCTTAGCTTCGTCTCGCTCAAGTCGTTGCTGGCGAACATCAAGCGCGCCGACAATATCTGCCATCTGTGGGTTTGCAATTTGATCTAAAATACTCATCCAAGTAACCCCGCGCCAATTGCTTGTGTTAATCCGCCCTGTATCGCATTGCCTACACCAATTGTACCGGCTGCATTAGCCTCACCTATCGCAGCATTGCCCTGCTGAACGGTCGATGCTTGACCGCCTGAGATATTAGCAAGAATGGCGGCCAACTGCTTATCATCCATTGATTGCTGAAGTCCTGAATTGTAAATAATATCAGTAATAGTGCTGATATCTTTTGCGACCATATCGCTAACAACCATGCCCTGATCTTTTAGGATTTGAGAGATGCTAGCGGCTGCATTGCTTGCATTCTGAGCTATAGCATTGCCCGCATTTGTTCTTAGCCCTGACCTTTGAATTCCAGCTGAGTAGGCGGTGTCTGCAATGTCTCGGGTAAGCCCGGCCTTGATCTGATCAGCCTGTGATTGCATGCTTGCGCCGCGATCCGCAACAGCGCCAAGATTAGCAAACTGATTTTGAAAGTCTTGTGAGGCAATACCGGCAGCGTTTCTTTGCAATTCATTTGCTACATTACCGCCAAGCAACCCACCCCTTGCTGCGGCGCTTCGCTCAGTGGCTCTCTGCATTTGGTCAAACTGGTATTGAGCCGCTGGCGATGATTGCATTTGCGCCTGAGCTGCTTGAGCGGCAGCCTGACCATTAGCGCCAGACAGATCAGCCTGAAGCTTGGCAGCATTAGTTCCGCCTGTAGTGTAGGCGTTTGGGCCAGTAATCTGGTTTATTGCTCCGCCAAGAATTCCAGTTGCCTGATTAACCCCTCCGGTAATTGCCTGCTCAGCACCAATCAATCCAGTTTGCGGAACACCAGCGGTATTCATTGGCATAGATGGATTAACTGGTGTAGTGGTGCTCATTGCGGTTAATGGCGCCTGTGGCACTTGAGCGACTGGTGCTGCTACTGGTATTTGAGCGCCCGGCAAACCGGAAGCAATCGCCGCCTGCATCTGCATGGCCTGATTTGAGACTCCAGACTGCGGCATCATGTATTTTGTAGTACTAACCATGTCAACCTCAGAATAGTTTCTTGATTAAGCGTTTGCTTGGGCTAAGCTTGTCGAGCTTTTTCTTTATGCTGCTGTTTCCGCCGATACTGAAATTACCTGTCAATAAGTCTTTTGCAGAAGTGTTACTGCCGAGCGCATTGCTAGAGCTTCCTGCGCCCGCCTGAGAATTGCCGGTTATTCCGGACTCATGGGCAGATGTAATGCCGCCCTGCTCAAACTGTGGAATCTGAGCGCCAATCATGTGATCAGTACCGGGAACGATTTGCGGCTGATTTACAAAGCCCATATCTACCGGTAGCCCAAGGATTGCGTTGTTAGCCTGTACGGCGCCTTGCCCAATAACCTGTTGTGCTTGTTGGCTGCCCTGCATATATGGCTGCAGTCTCTTTGGCGCCGCTGTCTTGTAGTAATCAAGCGCTGCTTTCATGCCCATACCGCTATTAGTGGCGCTTCGCTCGAATAGTTTCATAACGTCTTGGCGCGCTTGGCTAGTCAAGGCAAGAGATTGCTCCATGCCTTTCTTCTGCCCCTGAGCAACATCTTTGCTGCCGCTCTTTGATGCGGCAGCCCCTATAAGAGCGCTGCCGCCAATGGCCAATGCTATGTAAGACATTTATTTTTCTCCTGCGCGAGAAGGAATTCTTCTTGTGTTTTTACAACGTTTTGCGCTTCTGCTTCTTCTGGAGTTTTAGCGGTGCAGGCATTAATTGCCACCCAAGTTGTTGCTTCGTGAGCATGAACGGCACGCTTGCTCCCAGCCTTCCCAACAAAGGTATGCATTCCGGTATATCTGTGAGAGCCTTCATCAGTAACCACTGTCACATCGCCATTAACGACAACGATGTGATCATGCAGATGTATGTGCCCAGTAACAGTTGAGTCTTTTGGCAGAAAAACAGTTCTGGCAACCAGTCCATCAGCAAAATAGTGATCTGTCTCAATGCTTATTTGCGGAAAAGTTTTCATTGCCTCTTCTGCGCGCAATATCTCTTCGCGGCGCTGCTCTTTCGTCTTGGTTAACTCACTCATACAAGCGCCCACCCTAGAGACTTATCTCCAGCCACGTCGTCAACTTGTTTGAAGTAGAGCCTTGACCCAGGGGCGCCAGCAGTATCGAAATAAAACTTACCGGCTGGAGCCTCTAATATTCCATCAGGATTTCCTGTGCCAGTCGAGGGCAAGCTAACTTTTTCAAGCTCCTCCACGGCCTCGGTGAACATGTTTAGCTCTTGCGTTGGGCGACCCTGTGTGTCAATGGCTTTGACTGATCTGCTAATTGGATTAACTGGCAATTTCTATCTCCCCTTTAACAAATACTCTATTGATTGGCTCGCTTATATCCCACCGAAGTGTCATCGATCGCTGGAATCTTCCAAGACAAGGCCATGTAACAGTTTTTTGATACTCGCCAATTTTACCCATTTTACGCGATATTTCGGGTGAATAGGTAATGCCGCCATCTTTCGATACAGACATTCTAACTATTGGGTCAGAGCCTTGCCCGTTTTGCGGAACAAAGCCAGATTGGCACACTAGTTGAACCTGATTTACTGAGAATGGCTTGCCGCCGTTATCTATCTGTGGAATCGTGAAATATCCTTGAATCTCGTCGTCATACTCGTAGTAAACGCTCTTATCGTATGATCCTATTTTGCCTGTGTAAGCATCACCCACGACGATAGTAGAGAATGCGCCGACCATTGCATTGACACGCCACGGTGCGCGGTCGCCTTCACGATTAATTGACTCTCTGCGGTGCCACAGATTGGTCGAGAAATCATAGACAAGAGTGCACACGCCTGGAACGGTGAACGATACAAAGCTGTGCCCGCGCTCTGCCCACTTGATCACATAAGCCGAGCGAATAGGCTCAATGCCGCCACGGAAAATAATAGTGTCAATTGATGCGGTTGAAATCTTTTGAGGTGGGCCGCCATCGGTTGCCCAAATGCCTGGCTGCTCATTAACACCTGACCCGATCCACACAAGCATGTTATTGACTTCAACCATGCTCTTTGGTGCATCACATCCCTTGTTGTAAGTGCCAGAGTTGATGCGCTGATAGGGAAACCCAGCACCACCAACGTTTTGGTACTGCTCAAAGGTCTGCGACCCGAACACGAACACAATCCCGCGCAATGCGGAGTTATTTACTATTGGATCTGGATCTGACTCTGCGCTAGTGAAGTCAAGCGCGTTATAGATAAGCCCATCACGAAGGTCAGACACAAACCATTTGTTGCTGTCTTTTTTGGGGAGAATGAAATAGCCATCAGAGAAGTCTACGCCGCTCACCGGGCCATCAAAATCACCATCAGAAATCTGCGAAAATGTATCGGTATTAATGTCAAATATGTAAGCGTTATGCTGGTCAACGTAATCAGGAGCTACGATTATTAGCTGGTATCCGTTGTCAGACGTAAAAACCTGCGAGCTACCCTCAATCGTATGCCCAAGGTCAGTGAATACAAAGTCAGCGGGCTTGGTTAGCTCCCAAAGAGATCCCCCCATAACCGCAAATGTTCTATCACCAACAGTGTGCATTCCGCGACAGAAATCATTTACCCCTGCCTCACCAATTTGCTCAATACCGCTCACGCCGAACAGTGCAGCATCAGTAATGGTCTGAGACTCTGGGATATGAGTGTAAAAGTTAACGCACTCCCTAACCGATACGGCAGGGGACTCATCTACATAGTAACCATATGCAATTGGTATAGTCGTGCGCGGCATTAGTATCTATCCGGGTAAAATAGGAAGCTGGAGAACTCGTCATCAGTTCCCAGTGCATCCTCGATATAATTAGCCGCTTTGGCCTCTAATATTGCCTGCTTATTCACGTCAATTGCGTAAGTAACCCCAAGCTCTGCGGCCAGCTTATTCTTAAGCGGCAGATACCACTCAGGTGGAACCAGAATATTTTCGGACTGATCTTCAGGAATATATTGAGGCTTAATGAAGGTAAACTTCAAAACCTCAGTGCATCTATTTGCCACTGGCCATACATTGAGATAGCCAACAGATAGCTGGCGATCGTAATACCAGCTATTCACACTGCCTTGAGTGTTTTTGCTTGGCTGGTCGTAATAGTCTTTTCGTGCCAGCTGAATAGTAGGGATTTCGTCTTGTTCGCAATTGAACGCATAGCGCGCATCCAAGATACGCACAGGCTGATCAATTGGAGTGGTGTAGGTGTAAATGCTGGCGTTTTCGCTGATAAAGCTGGGGAATTCACTAGCAGTTTGAAACCACAATTCTGTAGTGTCGATCTGAGTAATTGTATCCCACCAGCGAGTGCCGTTAGGCAGCTCAATACCAACGAAGTCACCAACATTCATGCCGGTAACAGTCTCAACCCTTACACGCCCGTCCTCAAATACAAGCAGCGCACCGTCATCCAGCTCAAGCAAAACATCACCGTTTAAATCAAACACGGCCGGGCCGGTATTCGCTCCTGTAGTGGTTGTGCAAACGTAATCAGTGAAGCAGTGGTCGCCGGGGAATGAATAGCGCTTCTGATTGGGGTTTAGAGGTAGAAAAGCTTCGGTCTCAGACCAAAGGTGGATTTGTTTTGTTTGAAGCCATGCAAGAATGTCATTCAGAGAAACACGCGCAACCTCAAGATCATTCTCATCAGCATCTAAAGCAATGCCAGATATGCTCGCGTCGCGCAAAGCCTGACGCATTAAATCGCCAGCTGTTTTTTGGTACACGCCAGTGCTCATATAACATCGCTCGCGTCAATTGGCGGATCTAATAGTGGAGGGTCTGGTTGTGGTGGGCGAGCATCAGGAACAGCAATGTTTTCACGATGAGGGCGGATTATGTCTTGAGGGTGCCGAGGCTCCCAAAAGTCCGCCCTTACCAATCTTCCATCCCATGTCATGCGGCATTCGCTGCGAAGGCACCAGAAACCAGACTGGTCACATTGCACCTTATAGTCATGCATCTTGCTGCGTCCAGTTGAGCGTTACTGTTGCCCCACTGGTAAAGCTGTCAACATTTAGCCGAATAAACCGGGGGATGGCATTGTATGTAATCCACTTGCTAGCCGTTATGTTTTCGCTTGTAGCAGAATCAGCCAGCCATTGAGCGGTTGCTCCAGCCTGCAGATCGCTATTGCTTGATTGAATATCAAACTGAATGGTGCCAGTGACAACAACCTGACAAGCTGCGCGACCACAATGCCAATCAACAGGAATAGCTGCAGTAACGTTACCACTTGCCCAGTCAGCCTCAACAAACGTTTTATTAAAGGAGAACATATTATGCCTCCTTAGTGACAACGCCGCGCTGAACTGTTACATGCCATGCGGTTACGCCGGTAGCGCCAACGCCTGACACAATAGTAACGTGATCGCCTTTCTTTATTGATGCTGCAGCGATGATTAAATCTTTATTGACCACAGCGGTTCCAGCAGCGGCGATACCATCAGCTGCAACAGGAGACACCCTTAGCTGACCGTCACCATTAGCGCCAGTGTACAAAAATGTGTACACAAGACCCGGTGCAGTTGCAGGCAATGAGAATATGATTGTTCCATGACTGAATCGGTAAGTCTTACCAGAATCAGCAGCCACAAGAGTGGTGTTTGCGATTACATCTACTGTGCGGTTATTGTCTGACTGAGCACTGTCTGTGCCAGTTGGGAACCATGTTACCTTGCCCATTTTTAAACCTCTGCTTATGACTTAAGCATTAATGAAAAAAGGGGGATTGCTCCCCCGATTAATTACACGCCTGGTGAACCGTAAACTGCACGAGGGTCGGTGTAGCCGAAGCTGTAACGCTCGTATGCAGAGTAGCGGACATTCTTGGATGTGAAACTTTCGTCTTGGTCAAACTCCAGCGCGGTACGCTGATAGAATTTCAAACCATCAGCAGCGTCAGTGATAATGAACCATGCGCGAGGGTTTGCATCAAGGAATGGAGATGTAGCAAATCCACCATTGAACAAGCCAAGCGAGCGAACAGCATTAATATCGTTGTTTGCGGTACCGCTTTGCAGCTCAGACTTAAGCACGCGCTGGAAGTCGAAAGTTAAATCGGTATGGCCGACCAACTTCATTCCGCGCAACTTAATCGGCAGGCCGCGAGAGTCTTTAGCGCGCATTACGATCTTCAGCATATCCTCAAGGCTTGCTTCGCTAAAATCAGCAGCGATAGGCAGAGTGTTTGAGAAAGTGCCGCCGCTTGGGCCATTGCCGTGAGCAGCGTTGATCATAGACACGCCATCAGCACCCAGCATTACAGAGCCAGCTGCGAATGCAGTGTTGAACAATGCAGCGGCGCGAGTCTCTTTGGTAACAGCCATGGCGCGAGCCAATGAGCGTGCACCTTGTTTCAGCTGACCATACAACTCATCATCCAGTGCTTCACGGGTAACGATAAAGCCCTTACCGTAAGAAGCATGAATGTATTTAGGCGAAAAGCCCTGGCGGCGAGTGTCGAAGGTAATGTCATCGCCTTCTGTTTTCTCAGACGCCAAGCCGAACCCTTCCATTTGCACATCGAGTTCATATGCTTTTTTAGAAGTGCTCATGTTGTACAACTTAACAACTTCCGGCTCCCATGATTTATATGAGTTACCGAAAACCGATTTAACCCCTTCCTGTAAGAGGCGGGGAATGCTGCCTGTAGTAATAGTACTAGACATGATTAGATCCCCGCTGCGCCAGCAATAATGGTTGATTCATTCAATCGAACAAGTGCCTTGCTCCCAAGAACGCCATCAGAGCCGACAAGCAGCTTGAGAATGCGGAAAGGAAGTGTGGCAGTGGTAGCAATGCCTGTGGCATTAAGAACCATGTTCGATTGGGTGTAGCCAGCGGTATTGGTTGCGGCGGTAGGAACGTATGTAGCATTAAGGCCAACGTCAGCAACAACGAGAGGGCCGTTAACAACATCAACTTCGTATTCTGCGCGAGGGTCGATATTGATAAGCACAGAGCCAAATGTTAAAGCAGGCAGCCCAGTGTCGGTGAAGCTTTCAGTGGCAAAGTTTGGAACGATACCGGAAATTACTCCAGTAACTGACTGGCCTGCGGTGGGTGCATCAACTTGAGGGACGCCAGTAACAGCAGTAGCTGTACCGGACATTCTAACTAAATCACCGATAGCAAGGCGAGTGGCGTGTGTTGCGGCAACATCGCAACGCTCTAACTTCCCGTGCGGGTCATCAAAGCCGGTTCCAGAATAAATAAATCCAGGCATGGCAGCCTCCGATAAAAAAATGAATGAAGATTATTTGTAAACTCTCCGTTCAAATTCCGGCAAGGCTGCCGCCTGAACTGGTGAAACTAACTAGCTATGCAAATGGGTCACTGTTTGACCGAATCTTGTTGTCTGCGCCGCTCGGCACGTATGATTCGACACCATTTTCAAGTGGTGCGTTATCTCTTTCACCCATACTATCACGGTATTCTTGCGCAAGTCTAGCCATGTCCTCATCGTAATAGATTTTCTCTATACTGAAAAGGTGCATGCGAGTTGAGCCGGATGGGCGAGTGATTGCAACTCCGTACTCATCTACTACAGGCTCCCAGTAAGCGGCCTTAGCCTGCATCAATCTGCCTTTGTCATTTTCCTCAAACCAGAACCCAACGCGATCCGCCGGGATAATGTTTGCTGGAACCTCAAGCTGAAAACCACCAGTATTCATCGGCACTCGCGCAACGCGGCCTTCGCCATGCGCTTCTTGCTCTCGACTCAAGTTACCAACAGCAGGGTTAGCCGCTGCCATATGTGAAGGAATGCTTGCATCTGGTCGTTGACGGTTGTTACTCATTTTTTACCTGCCTTGCGGGTATCAGCTACCGCTTTAAGGAAATCATCTTTTGAATCGAAAATTCCAGCTTCCCAGATCTTCTTTTCTTCACTTGTTAGGGTTGCCATGCTCGGCTTACTAGCATCTGGCTTGCCAGATGATGGGCGAGAACCTTCGGCAATCTGAGAAACTTTTTTCTTGGTGTCGATAAATTTTGCAGCTATCACCGTATCAACAAGTTTTAGAGCATCCTCTACTGACTCGCCATCAGCAATAGCTGCTTGGTATACGCGCTGCGCTGTCGGAAGCTTTTCATCTCTAGCATTAAGTGACCAAGGGTTTCTCGCTTCCCAGTCAAGCACTGCTTGCGGCTTTTGCGGCGCATCTGGCTCTACCTTGTTGAGCTGCTCAATATCATCCAGTTCCTTCAGCTCCTTATCGTACCTTTTTACGGCCGCCTTGTCGGCAGTGTCAATGGCCTCGTCTCTTCGAGCGTTAAGATCTGCACGAAGAATATCCATTTGCTTTTGATGAAAAAGATTTACGTTCTTGAGGCGATTTTCAAAGTCCGCCTTCATCTTGATTCGTTCGCCGCGCTCCTTGAACACTTCTGGAGATACCCAGTCTTCAGGGTCTCGGCCAGCTTCAATCCACGCCTCTTTGCTCATGTATCCGCGAGGGGCTGGCTTTTCTTCGGCAGGCTCTGGCGCGGCATCTTCAACTACAGCGCTATCCTGCTCAACCTCTTCAATCGCGCCATCAAATACGTCTTCTACGTTTTCATCGCTCATAGCACTTTACCTATGATTTGGGTGTCTGGAATGTAGCGAAGTTTCTCGCAGCCGGGAATGCCTGAAATCTTACCCTCATGGCGCCGGTATTCGACCTTATCGCCAATGTCTAAGCCCCATATCTGGTATGGAGTCTTAGCAAAGTATTCGTGTGCAGGAGGGTATTCGGAAGGGTTGCAGCCGGGCATGCCATTAAACGCGGTATTACCAAATGCGCGTATGTAGCCAATGTCGCAGGCGTCCTGCTCTTTGCGTACGTCACCCAAGTGTATCCCACCCGAGCTAACGTTTTTAACTTCGATCATCTCAACAAGTACATAAAAGCCATTTGGCTTGATTGCTTCGGTCATAATCACCTCTGTGGTGTAGTTTTTAATCTTTAACAAAATTAGCTGCTATATCTTCTCGCCTAAGAGCACCGCCAATACCTATTGACGATCTGGTTATCGCTCGCTCTACGTAACGCTCAGCCTCGTCAACAGTTAGATTAGAAGGATCGACGTAACTCCCAAGCTCCCAATGCTCTCCCTTGTATCGCATTTTTACAGAAACAAATATTTTGTCCTTATCAACGTCATCTTCTTTCATGGTCACCTCTAGGTGGTTGCTAAAAATCTATTCGTCTTGGCCGAAATCAGGCGACCAATCTAAAACACTTTCCAATGCGGTGGCGTTTGCGCTGCGGGTAATCTCAGCCATTGCTATGCGCTCAATGGTGGATTCGCGGGTCGTTTGGCGGGTAATGTCGAGGTATTCTTGTTCCATTTGTAATCGGAACATGCGGGTAACATCGTTTTGCAGCCATAGCTCGTAAGCGTCTTTGGTTACATTGATGTTTCGTAATTCATCAGTTATCTGTTGGTCGCGGATATTCATTATTGATCCTCTGCGGGCAATAAGGCCTGCTCTGCTTTTGTTAGCTCATCGCTTGCCGCAGTATACACGTTGATTTTGTTTGTGACCTGCTCAGTCTCTGCCTTCTCAAGAGTTAGAATTGTTTCGGCTTTAACCTTGGTTACTTCTTCAAGCAGCTTGTCTATC